CCGGGTGGTCAGATACCAGGAACTTATCGCGTTGAATGCCTCTGCGACATCGAGCGGCATAACGGGATATCAAGGGCGAAGCCCTTGGCTAGTTAGATCACTATGCGCTCTTCCGCTGTCCCGAAACAGCCGGCCCGATACCTTGGCGCCACGCCGCACAATATACTGGTCGCCGACTCGACGCAGCAGTTCGAGGCCAATCTGGCCCGGCTCGAACAGTCGCGGCCGTACAGCCTCTCCAAAACCATTCGCCAATCAACCTTCCGCCCCTGGCGATTGGACGGTTTAGAGTACGAAGTCCACCAAGAACTTTCCAGCCTCTGCCCGCACAACGGCGCTAGCAACATGGGCGTCAGGATCCCCCAGTCCGCCCTGGCCGGCCGGCGCGACCTAACGGCTATCGGGAGTGCTCTAGTCGAGACTCGGGTCGAACCGCCCGTTATCCCTTTCCTGCGCAACAAGGCCGTTTGCGGCCGAGCCGGTGCGACAATTCTCGACGGCTTGACCGGCGCGAACTTGCAGTTCCCCAGGCAGACCGGCACCGGCGGCGCTACGTGGCTAGCCGAGATCGGAGCGGCAACGAACGCCGAAGCCAGCTTCGATCAGTTCACGGTCTCGCCGAAACGATGCGTCGGATTCTCTGTCATTTCCAAACAGCTGGTTACTCAAAGCGTGCCCGACATTGACGAGTTCATCGGCGACGAGCTCTCGGCCGCCATCGCGATCGCGGTGGATTCCGCGGCCCTGTACGGCACCGGCTCCCCCATGCCGGTAGGGGTATTCGGTTTACCCGTTAACCCGGCGAGCACCTACGCGTACAATGCCCGCTGCCCGGATATCACTTTCGGCGGACCAGCCTCCAGAACCAGTTTGCTAAACTTCGAGCACGAGCTGGAGTTGAGCAAAAATCACAACGACGGATCTTTCGCGTTCGTCACCAGTCCAGCAACGCATAATAAGTTGGCTGCAACGCCCGTCGTGGCGACCTTCCCGCGCTATCTGTGGGAGCAGGAGCCGGACGAGCTCGACGGCACTGTTATCGGCCGACGAGCGATTAGCAGTGCGCAGATTACCGACGACAAGGTCATCTTTGGCAAGTGGTCAGAGTTGTTGATTTGTACCTGGCTAGGGGTCGAGCTCCTAACTAACCCCGTTAGCAGAGCCAAGCAAGCCGAGGTCGAGATTTACGCAACGCTCTTCTGCGACATCGCGTTCAAGCACGCAAGCGCTTTCTGCGCCTCAACGGATAGTGGAGCACAGTAGTCATGGATAACAAACCGCCGACTCCAGTCCGGAAGTCGTCATCGACACCGTCGCCGCAAACGGTCGAAGAAGCGGCCAAAGCGGGCAAGGTCGCGCCGTTCCAAACAAAGCTGGCGCCTAAGCCAACCCCGAAGCGCTAACGCTAGACGCTCGCGGCTCGCTCCAGAGCTTGCCGATGCACGTCTCCAACCAATTGCGCGATGTGAGTGGCGTGATCCGAAAGCAGACCCTCGAAATGGGCGGCGTCGCCAACGTGCTGAATCGTAGGTGAATAGTAGATATTATTCACAGAGGCCTGGCCAGCCCGGCGCACGGCGTCAATGTTCAGCCGGTTCCAGCGACCCTCGAATTGCCCAGGCCGATCTGCGTGAAACTCGATTGTACCCCGGCGTGAAGCGCTCTCCTGGATCCGGAGCCAGCCCGCCTGGGTATGCACGTAGTCGCCCTGGTGCACACCGTACTTGCCCATTTCCTGCGGGTTAAGGCCGACATAGGGTCCAGTCAGAAGCCGGTTGCCGCGCGGCCCGTACTGAGAACTTCTTCCTTCCCAGTCGTACTCCTCGCGCACAGCCAGGCTGCCACCCGGCCCGGTCAGATCGGTAAAGCCACCGGCACCCGGCATACCCGTGATGGGGAAATTCCCCATTGCGGAAGTCAGGAACTTTAAGGAGTTCATCGTTGCATCAATCGAGACCTTCAGCTCAATCAATCCCTTATTCGTGGTATCGATCGCGGCCTTATTAGCGTTAGTCGCCTCGGTATGCTGTTTCTGGGCTTGGACTGCTCTGAGTGCCTCGTCACGTTGGGCCCGGGCCGCATCAATCTGCTCTTTGGTGGCGTGTGAGAGAATCAATTGCCTGTACTTTTCTTCCGCGGCAGAGAGTGCCAGTTGTTCTGGGCTTAGTATGCCCGGCTTGGGCAGTGACTTGTACGGGTACTCCTTGGCGGGCTCAGTAACTTCCGACCGGAAGGTGTCCTTCAGCATATCGATCCAGATCCGGCCAGCTTCGCCCAAGTTGCCATGCAGTAGCGCCTGCCAGAAACGAACCGCTTTATCAAAGTACGTCATCAACTGCTGCATGTTGCGGATAAACTCCTGAACGGCGAACTGGAAGCGGTCCGCAAACCATTGAAGGGTGCTGATTGTAGCCTGATTCTTGGCGAAGTCCACGAAAGTCGTGACCAGCTCGATAATCGGATCAATGAATTTCTGCAGGTTCGAAATCCACTGTTCGCCGGCCGGGGTGAGGACGGCTTGGATGTCGCCCGTAGACGGAATCATGACCTCCTTGAACATCTGGGCCATATCAAACCCGCCAAACAACTTCCGAAAGAACTCCTGGAACTTCTCGCCGATCAGCGCCATTTTCGGCAGAAAACTCATCCGCTCGAACATGGTTGGCAGATAGGAAAGAATGGCTTGCGCCTCGTCCTTGAACCGGACAAACCAGTTATGCAGCGCGTTCCACAAGGGCGCGTTATTGATGAATTTTAGGAAGGCAGCCACAAACGTATTAATGACATCGCCCAGGTCACGGATCGCGGTACCGGCCTTGTCCTGAAACGTTGTCACCAGGCCGACAAAGGTCTCACTGAAGTGTTGCATTGCATCGGTGAAAAGCCCGCTCCCATGCGTCAGATCCTCGATCACCTTGGTCATGTAAGACGACGAGAGCATGTGCTTCTCAATCATCTTGTGCAGTTCCTGATTGGTTTTGCCGGTCATCTTCTCTAAGGCTTCCCAGACCGGGACACCAAGCTGAGTCAACTGATTGATCTCGCGCGTAGTCAGCGTTTGCGACGTAATCGCTTCCCCGTAAGCCAGGGCGGCTCGGTCCATTTCCGCTTTACTACCGCCTAAACCGGCGACGATATTGCCTAAGTCCTTGACGGTTTCCAGCAAGTCTTCCTTCTTGATCCCGAACCCGGTCAGGCGCTGCGCGGCATCCATCAGGTCTTTAAGCTGGAAGGGCGACGCATAAGCCATCGTTTGCAGCTGGTCTTTCAAGTTCTGGGCGAAGCCTTGAGAGCGAAAGAGGTTTCCCATTCCGCGCACCTTGAGCTCCATGTCACCGGCCTGCACACTAGCTTCCTTGAATAGGTCCACGGTCCGGCGCACCCCTTCTTCCAGGGTATGCACGGCAGCTTCAACGCCGTGGAACAACGCTTCCCCAGTGAACACGCCGGCTACGATCTCTTTGAAACGTTTGAAAGATTCGCTAGTCTCTTCGACTTTCTTGCCTGTCTTGTCCGCAGCCTTTGAAACGCTATCGAAGCCTTTGGCGGCCGCCTGCGTGCCTTTATTGAGGTCGTTAAAGGCTGCGGCTGATTCCTTGCCAATGGCCCGATTAACCGTGCTAACGGCATCCTGCAGTTTCTTGAGATCCTTGACCGACATCCCAACCGCGGCCGCGAATTTGCTTTCGTCACCTTGGATCTCGATATCGAGCTGTAAGTCTTTGGCCATCGTCTAGTCTCCGTTCCCGCCGTTGGGCTGCTCGCCTTCAGCCTTGGCCAAAGCGCGACGTTGCGCCTGCCTGGTTTGAGCGATCGCGATCGGGAGCTGACTCAAGTTCTGAAATATCTCCTCTTTCTCGTCTTGGGTCAGCTTCGAGCCCTCGATGACCTGGCGGATGCCGAGCACAATGTCCGTGAGCACCGATTCCAGCTTTTGTCGGTGCAGATGGTCGCCCCGCAGAATCGAGCTCTTCAATTGGATGAATTCGACTTCGCTTTTGGTCTTCGCGATCCGGGCTTTAGTCAAGGGGGCTGGACTATACATGCGTTAAGAACTTAGCTCGGGGCCCGGAAAACGCACGGCTTTCCAAAGAGGGTCCATGATAGCGGCCCCCCTCATCAAACGCGCCTATAAACGATCCTGGAGCGTTCTAAAGAACGTTTTCAAAGGCTGGAGGGTCTATAGTCGAGTTGACCCCGACACATCATTTTATGACGCGAGTCGGTAGCCTCTCCGGCCGTTTGGTCTTCCTAGGACCCGGCAATTGTTTCTGGCTTGGCCTGGAAGGCCCCAGGATAACAGGATGGGATTGGTCGCGAGGGATCGGCCGGTCTCGAACAAGCATGCTTTGGCAGAGCCAGCCGGCGCAGTGGTTCAATTGTTTGGGCGAATGGCACAGGCTACCGTGCCAGAATAATTAGGCCAGGGTTATTTTCTGGGTAGGCATGACCCTCCGTGGAGGTCCCTAATTCACCGCCCGCCTTGGACGAGTCGTGAGTAACAAAACTAATTACGGGTGCATAATCGTCCGAGCCAGGTTGTTACCAAGCAATACCACCCCGAGGGATGGCCGCGGCTGCGGGCGGCACACTAACAAAATAATTCGGAGGGCAAACTAATTGTTCCACCACTCACCGTTGAGGGGATCCCCCCGTTCTGTGTTGAGCTTAGCCAGGCCTTGCTTAATCTCATCGAGCTGTATTGCCAGCTGCTGCATCAGCTCCGCAGTGTTGGCCATATGGGTGCTTAATTGGCTCAGCAGGTCATGTTGCAGTGTGGAATCGGCTAAGGCGTATGTCACTACGCACTTCAGCGCCGAGGCGATACTGGGGGGATTTTGCGGATCCATGATCCCGATTGCTTCGTTCAAGCGCTGGAGACTGGATTGGACTTCTTCGAGTTTTGACATTTTTTCCTCGTTTACGGCCGAAACCCTCACCAGCTTTACTCAGGAAGCTGACACTTGGGCAAGTTTCCTACGGCAAGCCGCTGAACAAGTGACGTGCACAATCTTCCAAAACTGTCGATTGAACACCGGCCTCTGACAAATTTCGCAAGGTTTGGCGACGGCCTCGAAAGGAGGCTCAAAGAGCTTTTCGATGACCAACTTATTGGCACAAGTCCCGCAGATCTCGCGGCGAATGATACGGCCTCGCTGATAGATCAGGCTTCGGTAGACCGGTTCAACCAACCCGAGGGTATGATGACATTTTTGGCATTTCATTGTGGTGGAGGAACAGCTTCGTCCTGAAGGTCGGGGTGTGTGGGTGTGTGCTGGAGGTAAGCTTGGAGCTGGGGGTAAAGCCGGCGGGCGAATCTCGCCGAGCTCGGCAGTATCGGCCAGGGCGTCGAACATTTCGGATCGGGTGCCGCGCCAGATTTTCGCGCGGAGGCGCTGGGAATTCTCTGATCTGGTTTCTGGTAAACGTAGCCGCAGGCCGGACAGCGGCCCGCCGGCCTTGAGTAACTCGGCGACCTTGGGAATATCCTTTGGGATCATGATTGTTTAGAGCGGACGTTTCGGACGGGTAGTTTCAAGTGCTCTAAGTGTTGCAGCGCAATGCGCATAAGTTTTGTGGAACATGTTGTGGAACATTCCCGGGTTAACGCCAGCGGACTTTCCAATAGCCGCGTCTGGTTTTGCCGTCTCGTTTCAGGTCATGCGACTTTCCAGTACCGAAATATCTCAGCATGAGATCGGTCAACCGTTTCTCGGCGGTGGCGGAGGGAAGCGGCGTCCATTGCTTAACCTTGACGCAATCCTCGATGTACTCGGTAATAATCTCCTCAGTTGTCAGGGAATGGTATTCGCCGTTGGTCATCTGGGTATCGTCCCGAATAATTTCGTTCTGGACGAACAAGCGCAGGCTGTCAGATTCGGCCAGTAGATCGCTAACCCGCTTTTGCTGATCAGTTGTCAGGATGACATCGCCGGCTTTGGCGTAATCGGCAAAAAGCAAGGAAAGCCCTCTAATGCACCAGTTGAGAATGCCCGATGCTTCCCGGGCGAGCAGGTATTTTTCGATCTCGAAAATGCGTTGGCCGCTATAGGGCTTGTCGTAGCGAACAATAATCAAGCGTCGTTCCCAAGCGCTTTGGTCGGCGTCCAGGAAAAAGCAGAGCCTGCAATTGCTTGTGATCATGATGTTAAAAACGCCCTTGACCGGGAATCTCAGATTACTGCCCTTGGATTCGCCTTCGAGGGTGTCATTGCCGACCAGCGCTTTAATCACGTGAGCACCAGGCTCGTTAAGGAAGTTACCTTTGACATCCGGGCCAACTAGCAAGGTGCGCCCAACCATGCGCCCGATCTCGAAGCGTTCGCCAAGGTGTTTGGTGCGCAGCGTATAAACGTTCCGCGGCCCGACGATACCGTTAATGACTTGCACTAGCGAACTTTTGGACGAGCTCCCGACCCCGTCCAGAATGACAAAGCGCTGAGTCAGGTTGCGCCCGAGCAGACATTGCCCGGCATACTTCTGAACTAGCAGGCGATCTTCCTCGGGGACATGACCGAGCATCCTTTGTTCGAATTCCGGGCAATTGGCTTTTGGGTCAAAATTGATCGGGGAGCGGTTCCGGCAACGATGATCAGGCGAAAAGGGCTTAATATCGAATTTGCTGCCATCCGGGGCGAACTCGAGCGAACAGTTGCCCAGGTGCGCGAAATAGGATGGCCAATTGAAAAAGTTCCGGTCCTCGACGAGCCCGCGAAGATGGGAAATTGCGCTGTTGATAAATTCGCTGGTACGGAATCTCTCTAAAGCTTGGAATCCTTGCCAATCGTGCGCCGCAGCGAACATGAGCGCATTTAATTCGCAGCGAATTACATCAGAACTTTTCGGATCGTAATTTCCCGAGCTCGCGCCGTAATCGTAAAATTCCCGTTCGTACGGTTCGAAAACGATCTTCTCCCGGTTCTTGGCATAGTACGCGGCCCAAAAAATCTCGTTCAATCTGGAGAGTTGACCCTTCTCGTTTTCGTAGCCTGGCGGACCGAACTCTTTGATGAGCGCTTTGAGATCAATCGGCGGTTTCATAAATGGGAGTGCCGTCTGCATCGGGATTCAGATAAAGGAGTTCCTGCAGGCGCTCGCCGCGGTGAGCGCCGGGCAAACGGGTGAGCCTGACCGCGGAAAGGGCGCCGTCATCGGCCCCTAGCGGGACCAGGGGCCGCAATTTCTCGCGCTTCCTCTGGTCCCAATCTTCCTTGCTCGAGCAGTCGCCGCACACAATGGCGTGATCGCTTGAGCCCGCGCTGTCGGTGATCGCGACGATCGGGAGCTCGAGCCCGGCGAGAATTTTGAGCCAGATCGGCCGCCATTTTTCCCGTGGCTGCTGATCGCACTCTAAAACGCCGTAGCGAAACGAAGTGACCGATTCCGCGCTGCGCCGGCTATTCTTGCCCAAGCGCGGATTGAAGTGACTTAGCCCGTCGACCGGATTACACAGAAACCAGGTGCCCTCAAACCAAGGGATCATTGACCAGCGCTCAATATCGACCTTATCCGGCCAAAGGTGCCCCTGGCTTTTGTAGTCGCTAAAGACGAGCGCCTTTTCCTGCGGTTGGAAGAACCTTTCCAAGAATTCTCGCGTCGAACAGCGTACCGAAAGTGGCGAATGCGCTTTGAGCCACTCGGGCGTGATCTCAATCGGGATCCGAGCCGCGGCGTCGATCGTCGCCAGAGGATTGAATTCCGGCACTCGCTGGCAAGTGGGATTTTCGAGCCATTCGGCGCGTCGTTCGCTGGCTGTCTTTTCGCTCGGCTCCCATTGGCACGGCTCCGAGTTCCCCACTGCGTCGGGGATCTCATGCGGCTCGAGCCGGCGCCCGCAGTGTGCTGCTTGCTTCTCCAGGATGTGGCAAATCTCTTCCGGGGTGTGGTAGCGGTGGAGGTAACGCGCGACCTTGAACAACCACGGGTGAACGCCTGCGCCTGCTTCTGGGCAGCCGTCAAGCAGCTCGCGCAGGAACCACGGATAAGGAGGTAACTTAGACATGATCCACAGTTTGTTAGGGGATCTTTCTGTTAGACTTTCTTCGTTAACTGAATTTCTATGACGGGTCTGTTGTTAACGGTGCGCTCCCAGGCAGCCACCCAGAAGAACCTGCCGTCCTCCAGCCGCAGGACACCAAAATAGCCCGGCGGATCGGACTCGCCCGGGCGAGGCATCCGCTGGTAGAGAACAGTCGTGTTTCGCGAGAGAGAGTGCGTCCGGCTGGTGATATCGATCGCCATAAATGTCAGAGCTCGAGTTTCTGTTCGGAGGGCTGTAACGTAATTGGTGTTTGCTCGCGCAGGGCGACCTTGGCTAAGGCAGGGTTCCGGATAAGCGCTTCTTCCCGGGTAAGGAACCGGGTCACTTGGCAACGGCTGCCTTCTTCATCCTCTGTGTTTGTGATAACGACGTAAATGTATCGGCCCGGGAGTATATTAGCTGGCAGATCGATCTGGACGCCGGAAAGCGCTGGCCTGAGCAGGTCGCAGGAGTCGCAGAACGCGTTTATGACGGGAGCGGCAGCGGGCACAAATGTGATGACCGATGTAATGGTCTGGCTATCCGGCAAGGCCAGTTTGAGGATCAGCATGTCGTTACCGGCCTCGGAGATTTTCTCCTT